ATGATGACGGAACTTACTGGATTTTAATAAACTTTTCTTCATTGTCTCAAAACGGCGTAAAACTTTATGATATTGACATGACAAATGGAGGAGCTAATGATTTAAATAATATTGACATCACTTGGCAAGGTGCGTGGGACGCTTACGACTATGTTGAGGTAATTATAGACGATGCAGAATCATCTAATACTGGACAGGTGGCTTTTGCTTTAAGTTCTGATGGTGGTTCAACTTGGGAGCAGTTCAGCGGGTCGGCAAATGAGTCCGTGTCATGGACTGGAACAACTTTAGGGAGCGGTGAAATATTTAGCGGTGTAATGAGCATGTATTTAAATACTCGACATAAAGTCCCCATGTGCAAAGAATTTAATTGCGAGAGTGCCTCCATTAAAGATGCAAGTACAGCATCTTATCAAGGTGTAGTTTTTAACTATAACGGGACTTCCTTATCTTCTCCTAATGATTCTGATAAGTGGAATGGATGGCTAACACCATCTAACGGACTATCAACATATACATTAAGATTTACACACGAAGTAGGCAATTTCACAAGCGGAACTCTAAAAATCATAGGATACACAAACCCATGAGCACATTAAAAGCAAGAAAAGCTTTATTTAGTCAAAAGCTTATAAATGAGAATGAAAAAGAACAATGGAAATCGGCATTTAAAAGACAGGAAGAGTTAGGCTTTGACACAAACATGATGAGCTTGATTAGTGGTATTTCATCAGCTTGTGCTATTGCTAATGTTGAAGTGCCTACAAAATGCCAAGCCTGTAAGGAAGCTTTGGACTCCATTTGGATTGAAAAGCATCGCAGGTGTGAAGAGAATGATTTGAATTTAGATTATTCAGATTTTGGATCACTTCCTTTTAGTTACTCAGAAGTAAGAGCGGAGTCAGAGGGTTAATAAAATGAAAGAAAAAATGAGTGTCAAAGACTGTTTACAATTGGCCGTATTATGTATCACTTTGTTTGGTGGTGTCTATGCTTATGCAGAGAGCCAAGTTCAAATCAAAGAGAATAAAGAAGATGTCGAAGAAGTGAAAGAGGATGTAAAAGGTATAAAGAAAGAACAACACAATCTTAAAACCCAAGACGCATTAAAAACGCAAGCTTATCAAAGTATGTCAGAGGACATAAAAGAGATAAGGGATATTTTAAAAGAAAACTTCAAGAATAATTAATGCTTTCTCCTGCTGAAATAGTTGAGTGTAGGACGGATCTTTTAACCTTTTCCAAAACTGTTTTCAAAGCTATAAAAGGCGTTGAATTTGTTGAGAATTGGCATCATAGAGAGATCTGTAATGCTCTTGAGGATGTTGTTGCAGGGTACACTAAAAGACTTATCATTAACATTCCGCCCAGGTACTCAAAAACTGAATTAGCAGTAGTTAACTTCATAGCTTGGAATTTAGGAAACTTTCCCGATTCCGAGTTTTTGCATTTAGCTTATGGGTCGAGATTGGCAGAGGGAAACACTTTCAACGCCAAGAAGATTTTAGAGTCAGATATTTACAAAGAGATATTCCCCGACTTTAAACTAAGGAGCGACTCAAACGCAAAGGGGATGTTTTCAACTGTTGAGGGTGGGCAAGTATATGCGGACTCATCAAGTGGTTCTGTGACTGGCAAAGGGTGCGGAAAATTAAATGATGATGGTTTGTTTCATGGTTGCATGATAATTGATGACCCTATAAAACCCGATGAAGCAAGGTCTGATATAGTTAGAGAGGGAGTAAACACAAACTATACTGAGACGCTAATGTCTAGGACGAATAATCACGACACGCCTATTATTGTAATTATGCAGAGGCTTCATGAAAACGATTTAAGTGGGTTTCTTTTAAATGGTGGAAGCGGTGAGATTTGGGATCATTTGTGTATACCTGCTATCAGCGATGATGGAAAGCCATTATGGGAGTTTAAGCACGACATAGAAGCACTTGAGAAAGCTAAAGAAGCTAACCCATACGGATTTGCGGGTCAGATGATGCAAAGACCTGCCCCCATAGGCGGTGGTATATTCAAGGATAAGTACTGGCAATACTACACGGATCTACCGGTAATAAAATCAAAAAGGATTTACGGGGACACGGCACTTAAAACAAAAGAAGCGAACGACTATTCTGTTTTTCAATGTTGGGGCAAGAGTGTAAACGGGCAAATTTATTTAATTGACCAAGTTAGGGGAAAGTGGGAAGCTCCCGAACTTGAGATTCAAGCTAAAGCCTTTTATAACAAGCATAATCAAGGATACTCTCACGTAAATTCTTTTAAGATTGAGGACAAAGCAAGTGGAATAGGATTGATACAATCTTTAAGGCGCAAAGGGTTGCCTATTGTTCCAATTGAGCGCATAACTGACAAAGTTACGAGGGCGCATGATTCAGTTGGACTTTTAGCGAGTGGCAACGTATACTTAAATGAAAAATGGGAAGGTTTAAGCGATTACTTACATGAATTTTCAAGCTTTCCAAATGCTACACACGATGACCAGGTCGATCCAACAATGGACGCAATAGAAGACTTTTTAAGAAATGATATAATTGATTACGGAGAATTAATATAATGAACAAAGTTCAAAAATATGTAGCTAAAATACTTGGTTTTGGCGATGGGTTGACTGACTTTTTAGCTCAAGCAACAAATAGAAGGAACGCCACAAATAGAAATAGGTTTGTTGATTCTCAGATTGATGAAGATGAGTTAAAGGCTTTATACAAAACTGGCACAGCTAGTAAGATTTTTAGATTAAAGACAAGTTCAGCTCTTTCTGATTCTTTACAATTTGAGACTGAAGAAGATGAAGAGTTTTATAATAAGAGACTTGCAAAGGCAGTTAAGAAAGCCTGCATGTTTCAGCTTGGCTTTGGTCGTGGGATAGTTGTAATTCACGAGAAAGGGGCAACACTAGACCAACCCTTAAAAAAGGGGTGGAATAAGGGAAACTTTAAGCTTGATGTTTTTAGCGGTGACATGGTTACTGTTTCAGATGTCAACGCTGATCTATCAAGTGATCGTTATTATAAGCCTAAGTATTATGTTGTCAGAGGTTATAGAATACACTACACAAGAGTGGCTGACTTTACTTATGTTGAGCCAGTTGAAGTTGAAAAGCCTAACTATAGATACGGAGGAATTTCTGAATCTGAATTGATTTATCAGCAGTTAGTTAACGATGGGGTGATAGAGAGATCTAGTGCTTCAATAGTTGAAAAGAACTCAAGCTTGTTTTATAAGGTGGATAACTTTAAAGAATTAATGATGCAGGGTAAAGAGAAGCCCATGCTTGAGTATTACTCAACTACTGAAAATCACAGATCAATGTATGGAGCAACAATAGTTGATAAAAATGACGATGTTATGCAAGTTGCACAGACATTAACTAACCTTAAAGAAGTTGACGAGGTTTCTTTGCGCCGTCTCTCTTTCGTTACTGGAATACCTGTTTCGATACTAGTTGGAGACAATAACAAAGGGCTGAACAATAGCGGTGACAATGACCAAAAGACTTTTAACGACACAATACAATCATATCAAGAATTTTACATAATCGACACGCTCAATGAGTTCTTAGAAAAGTTCGATATGCAACCCGCAAAATTCAAAGAGGAGCAAGCAAGAACGCCTTTGGAGTCCGCTAATTACGAAAAAGTAATTATTGGTAATGCCCTCCAACTTGCTCAGATGGGCGAGGACTTCAACAGTTACCTTGAGGAAAAAGGGATCGTTAAGAAAGATACTATTGACGATTTTTTTAACATAGAGGACTAATGAAAAGAGAAATCACATTACCCGAGGAAAAGGAACTAAAAGCAGTTCCATACCCTAAAGGACTCTCAAGCAAGTTTGAAAAGATGATGCAGGAGATGACGAGGGCAACGGCTCAACAGTATTTTAACGAGACTTATAAGAAGCTTAACAAAGGGACGATAGAAAAGTTTCAAGATGCTCAAGTTGGTAACTGGGCAGTGATTTTTAGTGGCCTTTCAGATAAAGCAAAGCGCAAGATTAAAAAGCGGTTCAATAAAGACAGGATCAAAAAGAAAGTCACAGAGATTTTATTATCCCTAGATAAGTCAAATAAGGAGATCGCTTACAATCAGATTGAAGACGTTGTTGGGATAAGTGCTAAAGAGTTGATAGCTCAAGAGGGGTTAAAGCCTCAAACAAACGCACTGATTCAAGAAAGTATTGAATGGGTAAACAGAAACCTTGATGAAACACTTGCGGATTTCTCCGCTAATTCATTGCGCTTGATGGCTGAGGGGTTGCCGATTTCAGAAGTTGAGAAAGGATTTCTTGAGGTCAGAAAGAAAAGAGTTGAGAGTTCAAAATTCGTTGCTAGAAATCAAATGGCAAATTTCAACGCATTGAATAATAAAATAAGATACCAAAATTTAGGAATCACAGAGGCAACTTGGCAGACAGCAGAAGATGAAAGAGTAAGACCCTGTCACGCAGTCAGAAACGATAAAAAGTTTAAGATTGCGGAGGGTCTGTATAGTTCTTGCGATGGTAAAACATTGCTCCCAGGGATGGATTACAATTGCCGTTGCATCATGCGTCCGATTATCCCCGAGGATTAACGACCACCTATAAAAATTAGGTGGTCAAGTTTTTGTGGAGACTTATACTCATTAAGTTTGTGTATGATATTCCATAAACCTTAATGAAACACTCATCTACTAATTCACACGCAATGCCAACAAATTCATCAGAAAGTGTTTCAGATTTCGTCAATCCTTCCAATTTTTCATAGATCTTTTTAGCTAGAAGATTTTTAAGCCTTTTCTTCCTCTGCCTTTTATTCACCTCAACAAATCTCCGCTTGATTCAAAATCTTATTCTCTACAACGTGGTAAGCCTCGTTAATTTCAAAGATAGCATATTTCCATCCCTTGCTTGAGTTGATGTATCTTATATCCTTTGACCCGTCCGCTTTATTTGCTTGCGGTGGATCGAACCAGTATTTCACTGTTACATATTCTTTCACTTCTAACTCCTTTGTTTTTGTTAGGTACTAAATATAAAAACTGTCAAGTTAGAATTAAACCTTTATTGAAAATAAACATTTGAAGTATTTAGTTTTCGTATTTTATATATATCATTTATACGGAATCCGTTTTATAATCTAATCAATTTTACGAAAGCAAAAGATAACATTGCGAAAATCGCCTTGATTAATTTAATCTATATGCCTATATTTAATTCAATAGATATGTTTATTCATGTATTCAATTCAACGAATATAAAAAAAGGGTGCTCATGGACTTAGGAAAGATCAAGCAAATACTTGATAAAATCTCAATGCCCGAAGAAGAAGAGACGGGAGTTTATAAGGGTGTAGAAGTCACCTTAAATCAACCGTTTGTTTCAGATGACAAAGATAGGCTTTTTGGTGTTTATGCTAAAAATTCAGTTGGTGATGTTGTCTTGGTTCGATTCATGGACAGAGAAAACGCTGATGATATTTATAATAGTGATTATATTTCTAAGACAATTGAGAAATACAAATGCGATATTCAAAAGGACATGAGCACTCCGAGTTTTTGGATGTGTAGAGCAATTACTGATGACGGGTTTTCATTTGCTGACAAAGCACTTGAGCATGACTTTAAGCATCAAGTATTCTTTGACTTTAAAAACAAGACTGTGAAAAGTGTTAGAGATGGTGTGCAAGAATATTTCGGAGCGGAACTAGGGCTTGAGCCTTATGATAGAGTTTTCACGGTTTACAGATCGCCCGAAACAATTACTTCAATTGTATCATGCATGGACAAGCTTCCAATTATTGAAGATCACATTGATCCTAAGATAACTCCCGAACCCGAAAAGGTTGCGGGTCTTATTGACGATACAGAAGTAATTGAATATACAGAAGACTTTAAGGATTCAACTCTATTCCTAAGAAACAAAACAGTAATAAATGAAAAGGGCTTAGACGCACTTTCAAGAGGCAAACGCCAGTTATCATTAGGTTACTTAGGAAAACTAAGAGAACATGAACAATACGATTTTGAGCAATACGACCTTAAACCTACTCATTTGGCTATTGTCGATAAAGCTAGGGGCGGTGATATTCTCTCGTTTGAAGATAAACAAAAACAAAAGGAACAAGATATGGAATTTAGTTTCATTGATGAAGACGGCAAATTGTCATTGCAGTCTATTGCCGAAGTTGCAAACAAACTTCAAGATGCAATAAAGACAGCGCCAATAGATAAAGTGAAAGAGGCTATGCCCTATCTAGAGGAGTTGATAGGGGTAGGTAAAGAAAATAGCATTACCGAGGAAGAAGCCCTGGATGAGAAAGCTAAAAAAGATGAAGAATCTAAAGAGAGAGAAGAAGAAGAAAAGAGAGTGGCAGACATGGAGGAGGAGAATAAGACTCTTAAATCCGACATGAAAAACTTTAAAGACTCACAGGCTTTTGCAGATGCACTGGCTAAGGGAGTTGATGACAAGTTTAAGGCAATCGAGAAAGCTAAAGACTTCCTTGATGAAACTTACAACTTCTCTGACTCATCCACATTCCAAATCAAAAAGGATGCGGTTGAAAAACATCTTGGACGCTCATTTGAGGATTCAAAAGTAGAAGGAGCTTTTGAAGCTCTACAATTAAACAACTCCGAGTATAAAGACTTTGGTGATAGTGCCGAAGATGCTTGGGAAAACGCTAAAAAAATGGAGATTTAAAAATGCCTTTTAATACTGGTTATTTAGAATCATTGCAAAAAACATCGGCGGGCGAGAAGTACCCCGATACTCTTGTTGAAACACATGAAATCACTGACGGTCTTGTCGTTGGTGTGTTCTGTGAAATCGTTGCTGACAAGCTTGTTAATATCACTGGTGGATCAACTGCTTTTGCGGGTGTTGTACTTAGAGATCAAGCGGGTGTTGCAGATGTAAACCCTGGCACTTATGAAAGTCCTTACACTCACGCTGATATTGCTAAAAAGCATTATGTGACTGTTCAAGCTACTGCGGGATTGACTCCTTCTTATGGTGATGCAATTTACGTTGATCTTACTGGTGGCAACGAAGGTAAAGCGACAACTGTAGTCGGTTCTAATATCGCAACTCCTGCAACTTTCGTAAAGGAAGTTGATGAAGCTAACGATGTTTGGCAAATCTTACTTTAATAAGGAAAATTAAAAATGAATAAAGTAGAAAACTTTTACAACATGGATCGCATGAAAGCTTTTGCTGATGAAGTAAAAAGCATCACAATGAAAGCCTCACAAAAGAGCTTTGGTGATTCAATCTCGGGTTCAGTTCTTGAAAGAACTTTAACGGCTGTAGATCCTACGATCTTTACTAAGAAATATCCTGCGAATACTTATGCGAATATCCTTCCTGTAAGTAATATTGGCGATGCTTACTCTAAGCGTATTCAGTCTCTTCGTGTTCTTGGTCAAGGCGGTTTCTCGTTCTCGGGTGATAACGCATCTAACAAGGGTAAAATTTCAATCAGCGGTGAAGATTCTGACATTCTCGTTTATGAGAAAGAATGTTTCATCGAGTGGAATACTACTCAAGTCGCTCAAGCATCTGCACAAGGCTACTCACTTCAAAATATGCTTATGGCTCAAGTTGATGAGAAGTACAAGCAAGAAGTTGATAACCACATTGCAAACGGCATCAAGGACAATCTTGGTCTATTGAATAACGGTTCTTTTGGAACCACTCCTGTAAACGTTGACTGGACTACAATGGACGGCAAGACTCTTTACGATACAATTGCAAACGGTCTTAATGCACAAGCTGACGCAGTTGGTAACACGGCTGAGTATAAAGCTGACACTGTTACGCTTCCTATTGGCATGCTTAACAAAATGCGCTCAACTGTTTACTCAAGCACAGGCGACAACCCTGCAAGCGTATTGAGTGCATTGCAGTTCAACTTCGCAGGTGTTCAGTTTGTTGAGTCTAAGCACAACACAAACGGCAACGGCGGTAATGATGCTGTAGTTATCTTCAAGGGCGGAATGGAAACAATTGTTTCTCGTATTCCTCAACCGCTTGAAGTTGGCGCAATTATCCAAACTGGCTCATTCTCATGGAAAGCTGATGCTAAGTATCGCATGGCAGGCGTTGAGATCCTTGAGCAAACTGCGGGATGGATTCTCACAGGTCTCTCGGGCAACTAAGACACGCAATAATTGACCCCCTTATATAATGAGGGGGTCAACATTAAGGAGATAACATGACTACAGAAGAATTATTGGACATTTTCCACGCAGAGCCGACAAGGTTACATGAGGGCGAATTGATTGAACTTGGAAAATCTTTAGGGATCAAGTTAACTAAAAGAATGAAAGAATCTACAATGATTGAAAGAATATCAGAAGCTATTTCGGATCAAGTAGAAGAAGTAGAAGAGAGCGAACTTTTTGAAGATGCAAAAGAAGATAAAAAAGAGATCAAAACTGAAAGCGGTTTACTCGGAACGACTTTTAAAAAGACTATCTCAAATCCGCTGATGATTAAGTATGTTATGATTAAGGATTCAATCACAATTACAGAAAAACACTTAAAGATTGATGACTTTGAAAGAATTTTTAAAAAGCAAGTTGAACTTGGCGTATTAAAACAGGACTAAATAATGTCTTTACTCGATGACTTTAAAACACGTTTTGCAAATGATCCATCTTTGGATTTGGTAGCGATAGAAAATAACTGGCAGGCTTATGACCCTGTTTATATGTGTTATTATTGTTACGAGTACCCAAGTTCAGACACTTGCGTAAATGAAGCTATTTTTCAGCTTATAGCGCATATGTCAATTGTGGAGGGTGACGGCACTAATGGCGGGGGTGTAGCACCAATTAAAGATATAGCATCAAAGTCATGGGCTTCTGAATCCGTTACATATGGCGCAGTTGATAACCAAAGCCCATTCTATAACTATTTCAACAGCACAAAATATGGCCAAAGATTTATGATGATTATAAGACCAAATCAAGGTGCTGTTTTTGTATGACAAAGAAACTAAAGCCCGAAGAGACTGCAAGCTTCATAAGTTCATACTTGCACAACTTAGAAGAGGCTAAAAAGTCCACTTTGAAGGTTGGTATACAGGATAGTGAGATTCACTATTACACAAACGAAGATGGAAGCATTGGAGAGCCAGTGCAGGAAGTAGGAGCACAGCATGAATTTGGAACAGATGAAGTACCTCGCAGGTCTTTTCTTAGAACTCCTTTTTGGGTTAAGCGAACTGATTTAGAAAAGTTTATAGCAAAGCAATTTACAAGAGTTGCCGAAACTGGTTTTGATGCAAAAAGCGCAGTTGAACTAATTGGCGTAAAAGCTCAAGATATAGTTTTTGAAGCTTTCAATACTGGCGGGTTCGGCACTTGGCGAGAGTTAAGCCAAACAACGAAAGACTTAAAAGGAAGTTCAAAGATACTTTTCGACACGGGTGCATTACAGCAATCAATTACTTATAAGGTCTATTAATGGTTAATAATATTTACATGGCGGATGCTTTCACAGATAGAGTTTATCCAGTGGTAGTGCATCGATTGACTACTACAACAGTAGACTTTGAGCCTGTTGTTGTTGACAATCCTGTAACTTTGCAAGTGGCGATACAGATGGCAGAGCCCGAAGATTTAAAGATTGATCAAGTTGATTGGTCTAAGCAATATATATGGGCGTTTTCCCAATCTGAATTAATGATAAATGATGAGGTCGAATATTGCGGTGAGAGGTTCAGAGTAATTAAGCTTTATAATGCAAAATACTATGGTTACTGGAAAGCTATTTGCGAGGAGGTCAAGAAGACATGAGCGATATAGACCCACTTAAAAGGCTCGGTATGTATGCAAGGGATTTGCTAGGAGTAAGCGAAAGTATTATATCATTAGGACGATTGAACAAGTATGATGACCAACAACAAAACGAAATAGTTGTCGATAACCTTTCCCCCGCTAATCAAAAGAGCGTAACAAAGACTTATGACGGGCAAAATGAAGTTATGGGAATTGATACACTTTGGCTAGGTCAATTCACTTTAAATTTTTACGGTGCTGATGCTTACACAAATGCAAGCACTTTTTTAGTTTTAAACAACACAGAAGAAGCTAGAACACTACAGAAGACGCATCAAATATCAGTTTTTAGAACTTCCCAAATAACAAATCTCAAACGGCTTGCAGGAACTAATTATGATTCACGGTATGAAATTACTTTAAATGCAAGCTATAATACAACAATACCAGTTAACCGCCTATGTTTCGAGGAATTGCAACTTGGCGATATTTTAGTAGATAAATAAAAAAGGAAATACAAAATGGCTGACATTAAAAGAATCGTCAATGCTTCTCTTTCCGAAGAAGGGCGGTCAGTAGCAGAGGACAATATGAATGTGGTTTGTATTGTCACAAGTACGCTAGGCGTATTAGATTCTGCAAACAGGTACAAGACGTACACGACTCAAAAAGATGTTGAAACTGATTTTGGCACTACATCAGAAGAAGCTAAGTTTTCAAGTGTTGTTTTTCAGCAAAGCCCAAACCCAATCGACAGAGGTGGTGTTTTGGTTCTTGGGTACTGGAGAGCAGTTGACGAGAATGTAAGTGCTACATCAGCAAAACTAAGAGGCGAACAAAAAACAGAAGCTTCAACAATTCCAGTTACTCAGCAAATTTCAGACGGCTCATTTGACATCACAATTGACGGTGTTGAAGAGAATATTACTGGACTTGATTTAAGAGTTGCAACTGACATGGATGGAATTGCATCAGCAATTGACACGGCTTTAAGTGGTGGAACTTGCGTTTATGAAAATCAATCTTTTGTAATTACGAGTTCAACAACTGGCGTGACCTCAACAATTACTTATGCCACTGATGGAGCTGTAGGAACTTCTATTTCCTCAATATTAGGTCTAGATGTTAATAGTTCATCTGTAATTACTCAAGGCGCAGACGCAAGCGTTTTAAGTGCAGAAACTAAAGTTGAAGCAATGACAGCAATTAAGGGTGTTGTAAATATCAAAGGTTCAACATTTATCGACAGCACCACGGATCAAGAAAGTAAAGATCTTGCTTCATGGGGTGAGTCTAATGAAGTATTGCAATATGATGTTTTTAGCAATCCTACAAACCTTGAAGTTAGTGTTTCAAATCCAGTTTGGGAAATTAAGCTTGCGGGTCAAACTAAATATCGTATGTATTACTCAAGCGCAGGAAATAGGACTTTAGGTGCAGGCGTAATGGCGACAATGCACACTGTTTTATTTAGCGGTACTAATACGGCTATTACAACGCAACTAAAAGAAATTACAGGCGTTGTAGCTGAATTTTATAGCGAACAAGATTTAGATAAAGCTGAGATTGTTGGACTAGATGTTTACACGACATTTAAAAGCACAGTTCCAAAGCTTGTCACAACTGGCGCAAATGGCTTTACTGATGACGAGTATAATATCTTAGCTTACTTAGATTCAGTACGCACAGGCCTTTTCAATGTTCTTGGAACTACTCCAACTAAAATCCCTCAAACAACTCCTGGTCTTAATCAGTTGCTCGATGCAGGTGAAAAGATTTCTCAACGCTATGTAACAGCGGGAGTATTTGCCCCAGGAACATGGAACAGCACAGAAAGATTTGGAGACGTTGACACATTCAATAGAAATATTGAAGAAAAGGGTTTCTATTGGTATTCAATACCTTTATCAGAACAGCCACAAGAAGAAAGGGAAGAAAGAAAAACCCCAGTTCTTCAAAATGCTGTTAAGAACTCGGGGGCTTTCCATACCGCCGATGTAATTATAAGTTGGAATAAATAGGAGATATAAGAGATGTCAACAGTTCAGCTTTTAGCAGATTCAACAACTCTAGTTCTCAATGGTCATTTATTCAATGACTTCATTGACGGGGATTATTTGAATCTTACACCAGTTGCAGAGTTAACAACTCGCAACAGATCAACAAGAGGTCTTAATATACAAAAGCGTTCTGACGCTAATGTGAGAAATTTAGAGTTTACAGTTCCTAAGTATTCAGATGATGATATTTGGTTAAACTCACAATTAAACCAAGAAACACCTGTCGTATTTGAGGGTTCTGCAAAAGAGAATTACACAAAAGACGGTATTGAGATGGTTACAACTTACACTCTTGAGGAGGGATCTTTTACGGTTCAGCCTACGGATCAACGAAACAACGTTGACGGAAATCAAGAAATGGTTTATACAATCCAATTCAATAAGGCAAGACGAGTTTAATATGTCTAAAATCATTAAACAGTGTTTTGATGATGGCTTTGCCGAGATCAACGGGCGTAAGTATGTGTTTTGCAATGTGAATCACAAAACACGCTTGAAGATCTACGGATACGGTCACTCAATAAGCCACTTGCTTTCAAGCGGTGATTTCTCTTTTATGGGTTCAGATGAGTTTTCAAAGATTGAAGACTTGATGTTTTCCAATATGACATATGACAATGATTCATTAATTAAGATTGCAGATAAGCACTTCACTGACTTCGGCGAAGATCATACATTATTAGTCACAACAGCAATAAGGGTATTTTGCTACCCTTTTATGAAAGGGACGAGCTAAAGTTTAATTTTAGGTATAAAAGAGATGGGCGCAAATTTGTAAAACAAAGTAATATCTCCGATTACATGAACGCCTGTCTCTTTCTCGTTAAAAGCGGTATTGGATCGCTGAAAGAGGTGCAAGAATTAGATACAAGTGAGTTCCTAGACTGCTTAGAATACGAGGAGATACAAAACGCCGTTGAGAGGCATTTAATAGAGGAAGCTAGAAATGGCTAACAGTACAGCAAAGTTTTTAAACTGGATTACTCCGCAAAGCTATAAAACGGCAGATAAGCAGTATGTAGGCATTGGTGGCTTTCGTTTGTTTGTTGAATTGCTTGCAGATGCAAATTTTACTGCTACTGCTCCCGATGTTGTTTGCGAAGACTTAACAACGGCTCAAGACTCTATTGTTAATCAGCCTAAGACTTTGACAATAACTGGAGAAGTTGCGGATATTTTCATTGAGAATGAAATTGAAAGCGGTTTTGGAACTGTTCTTGAAACTGTATTAAATGACTTGACCCCCTATATACCTCAAAAAACAATGTCTCAAATTCAGAAGATAGAAGAGTTTGCAAATGATATTGATAACACTATTCAGCGTATTGATAATGCTATTGGAGGTGCTTCTAGTATCATTGACACATTGCAGGGAAGAGAGCCAAGCAAATCAATAAAAGAACAGTTCTTCGATGCTATGGAGAGATATTACGACACTAAGCAACCTATGACAGTTGACTCTCTTTATAGGACTTATGAAAACTATGTCATGACTTCTTTTTCATTCTCAGAAAACAACAATGGCGACCCAAGTGATTTTGTAATTACTCTAAAAGAACTAAGAATAGTTAGCATTGACTTATTTAGAAACGATCAGCTTTTAAATGATGCTGATAAAGCTAAGGTAAATGTGAACACAACTTTAGATGGACAACTTGACAGCGTAACTGACAAAGGAGCAAGTCAAGGCTTACAAGTTCCAAAACTTAAATCTATGGAAATAATCGAAAGGCTTTACGAAGGGAATTAATTATGGCAGTCGTAACGGAATTAGTAACAGAGTTCAAATTTGAAGGTGATACAAAGCCACTAAAAGAAACTGGCGACCAAATGCAAAGAGTTTCCGAGAACTCGGGCATTGCTTCAAAGCGCATGGACGGGGCTAGTGATTCTTTCATGGGAATGAGCAAGACAGCTCAAGCGGGCGTTGGTGCTTTGGTTGCATTAGGGGCAACAATATTCAAAACCTCAAAAGAAATATTAGAAATAGGGAAAGAAGCAGACAGGCTTTTTACCCTGGGTATTAATCCTGCTGAGCTTAGAGATTTTCAAGATTTGTTTGTTGAGATGGGGGCAGGCGCAGAGGGTGCGACACAATTAGTTGAACAGATTAAGCAAGCTCAAAATTTACTTAGAAGAGGTAAAGAATCACCTTTTTTAAATAACTTAATTGAGCAATTTAATGTAGCTTTTGACTCTACGGATTCAGTTGATGAGATAATAAGGAAGCTCAGAAAACGTGTAAGAGCTGAGAGCATGGACATAGGGCAAGTCTCAACCCTAGTAGGGAATCTTGGTTTAGACGCTTCATTTAGCAAGGTTCTAATTGCCACAGAAGCAGAATTTAGCAATGCAGTAAAAACCAGTATGCAATACGCAAAAGTAACCAAGGAACAATTGAAAGTTACTCAGCAGTTAAATGATGAATTTAACCGATTGCAACAGGATTTAAAAAGATTGACAGAAAGTGTTTTAGTTGATTTCGCTGATGAACTCCTGGCAATAACCAAATTTATAAGGGGATTTGTTAAGGGAGACATGGAGTTAAGGAGCATGAGAGGAGGTCTTGGAATGGCGGGGCTTGATGCTAAGGTTTTGAGAGCTCCCATTAGCCCTGTTATTCCACTTGAATCTATGGCGGGTAGGCTGATGAGAAGCGGAGCACCTGCAAGCCCTACTCAATTAAATAACATTACAATAAATGTTCAAGATGGCGACCCCAATAAAATAAGAATGGAAATGGAACGCTTTTTTAAAAAACAAAACAATAAAACAAGAGCCTTGAAATAATGCAACTTTTTGAGAGAAATTATCTTTTGCGAGTTTCAGACCTGGACGACCAAAATAATATAGTTCAGTTTGAGGTTAGACCACCTTTTAATATTGAGTTCGAGTGTAATAGGAAATACTCTAAAACTGAAAGTTCGGGTTCTTTGGATATAAATATTTATGGTCTTGGCGAGAAGAAAAGATTATTGCTTTCAAAAAGAAATTATGAGTTTGCTGAGGGATTGATAATTGACAACGGGTCTTTGAAATCCAATCCTATTGACGGATTAAAAAAGGTAAATACTGACAGGGGCGGGAAAGAATTAATTGTTGAGTTGTTTTTAGGGTATGGTGACGACACAAATCTAAGGCGTGTTTACATAGGTGAGATAAGGCAGGCTAAAAACTCTTTGTCATCTACTGGTTTTGAAACTTCTATTGAGTGCATAAGTGACTTGTCAGCTAGGCAAAGGTCATACACAACAAGAACTATAACAAATAAAGTTGACGCAATAGAAAAGCTTATGCTTGATGCAGGCTTAGAGGTTGGGAATATACAGCTTTCAAGTAATGAATATATTAGGCCAAAGATAATTAGCGGAAGGCCATTAGAGGTTCTTTATAAAATGGCCAACAATTCAACTGAGAAGTTTTTTACTGATAACGGCAAAGGGTATTATATACCCAACTTCATTGATTCTAACGATGGGACAGAGCCTATTTTAGTGAACGCTGAAAACGGATTGTTGAACACACCGAGCCGTCAATCTGAATTTGTTACCTTTAAGAGTATGATTAATCCTAATTTTGAGTTAGATTCTAAAATAAAACTAGAAAGCTTTGTCGATCCAACTGTAAACGGAGAATATCAAATATTCGATTTGACGTATATAGGAGAATATGAGGGAGCTAGTTGGGTTGTAGATATTCAAGCAAGAGCTATAGGAGAGACTTTGTAGAATGAGACAGATTGAAAACATAGGCGATGAAGGGTTTCAAAACCATAATATTTTGCTTGCTGATGGAGATATAAATTTACAAATAAGATTTCTTTCATCTGTTCAGTTTTGGCAAATGTCAGTGACTTATCAAGGCAAGTCAATTAATGGTGTTAAGATGTCTTGTGGTGTAATACATATGAGATCATCAAATTTTCCATTTGATTTTATAATTACTGATGAGAGTGGGGCAGGAATTGACCCATACAAATCAGATGACTTTTCAAGTGGGCGTAACATAGTTTATTTATTAGATTCTGATGAGATGGAGCAGATAAGAGGACAAGAGGTGAACTGATGCCCGATTATTCACTAATAGAGGTTTTTAATAGTATACTTGACAAAGAACTTTCAAACGTTCACACTTCATTAGTTGCAAGAGTTGAGAAAGTTAATGAAAAAACTATTGACGTTCTGCCTGTCACTAAAAAAGTTTTAAACGGGTCTATTATTGACTGGGAAGTTTTTAAGGATGTACCACCTATATTTTTACAAGGGGGCGGATCTTATGAGGCTATGCCAATTGCAGTAGGTGATTATTGCTTATTGTTTGTAACAGAAGATTGCACTGATAGATGGTATGGAGGAGATGACAACCTTGAGCCTAATGAAGATAGAAGATTTGATTATTCTGATTGTTTTGCTCTTGTGGGAGTTAATCCATTGAATAAGGCAATTTCAATACCTAGTGTATGGACTTCAAAGGGCGATAGAGATATTGAAGGCAATTGGACGCACACTGGGAATATAAACTTAACTGGAAATCTAACCGTAACAGGCGACATAATATTAAACGGTGTTTCTGTTGATGATTTCATTAAAACTCACACTCACGGTGGAGTGCAAACAGGCGGAAGCAATACAGCACCACCAAACCCACTATAAGGATTTATTATGTCAGTTTCAAGATTAGATAAGGATGGCGATTGGACTTTTGGCCAACAGCTAGCAGGATATATAAGAGGGTCAGAAGAAGTAAAACAGAATGTTTTAACCAGGATTAAGAGTTTTCAGAGAGATTGGTTCATGGATCAATCAGCGGAAATAGATTGGTTTAATATACTTCAAAACAAAAACACACAACAAGTGACTGAGAACCAAATAACAAGAACTGTTTTAGGCACAGCAGGAGTCACAAGACTAGATGAACTAAATCTAGTTATTGACACACAGAATAGAAAAGCTACTGTATTCTTAACATATACAGATATTTACGAAAACACTCAAACCATTGATACAGGGGTTCAGTAATGGCACTAGGATTCACACAAGACGGAATAACCGTTGAAACTTTTGACGAGATATATAACCGTATTGCTGAGGGTATTAAAGCTATTTACGGTGCTGATATTGATTTGTCGCAAAACACCCCCGATGGCCAAAGATTGGGTATCATTGCAAAAGAAATATTAGACGGTCAAAGTTTTGGAGCATTGCTATACTCTCAGTTAGATGTAGATTTTTCATTTGGGACTTTTCAAGATGTCATTTGCAAGATAGCAGGAGTATTTAGAAGCCCTGCAAAGAAATCTCAAGCTGATATTGATATTGTTACTGATAGAGATTTGACTCTTGAGGCAGGGTACACTATACAGGATGACAACGGGCAAAAGTGGCTTACTGATTCAGACAATATTTTAAACAATGGCGCAAATGTAATTACAGTTTTTGCTGACTCATTTGGAGAGATACAGGCAGAATCTAACACAATAACAACTCCAGTGACTATAGTTTTAGGTGTTGTCTCAGTTAACAATCCTTTGCCCGCTATTGTTGGCATTGATGAAGAGAGCGATGAGGATTTGCGCATTAGAAGAAATAAAATGCTTGAGAACCCCGCATATTCAACTTTGGGTTCAATTATATCTAAGTGCGCAGGATTGGAGGGCGTAACCGATGTCATAGGATACGAAAACTCAAGCTCTTCTTATGACGGCGTTTTAGATATGGACGCTCACTCAATATGGTTAATTGTTGAGGGCGGAGAAATAGCGGACATTGCTGAGGTAATAGCAAAGCAAAAGACAGGGGGAACTCCAACCAAGGGCTCAGTCACAGCGACTTATCAAGAAGAAATTGAGAGGCCAAACGGATCTACATTAACGCTTGACAGAGATTATAATTTTGACAGGCCTGTTGAAGTTCCTTTGTATATAAAAATGGACGCTGAAAGGCGTTTTACAGGTCAAGCGATTGATATTGATCTAATAAAAGAGACTATAGCAAAAAGAGAGTATGTAATTGCAGAGGATGCAGACGCTTCAAGCCTTTATGGTGATGCGTACCAGGCAGGGACGAATTTTATTTTATACAACTTAGAAATCTCAGACGATGGTTTAACTTACACTGATATGAGCATTGTTAGCGGTGCGGGTAATAAGTTTACTATTGACGAGGCGAAGATTGATATAACAGAGATTTAAAAAAATGTCAGATTTTACCGATTTATACAAAGAGTATTTAATACTTCAATACTACAATAAGCCTAAGGCGGTTGCTGAAATTCAAGTATACTCAGAAGAGTTTGAAAATAATTTCAACTTCTTAAATGATTTCTTCACTGAGTTTGACCTTGACCAAGCGACAGGGGATAGGCTTGATTTGATCGGAAAAATCGTTGGAATATCAAGGATTGTTGAAGAAGGAGTTCAAAAGTTTTATTTTGGTTATGCGGGAGCAGGAAATGAACTTGCTTATGATGAAGGGAGATACAGGGGTGATAGTGATGTTTTGGCTACTCCCACTCAGCTAGATGACGGGCAGTATAGGATTTTCATCAAAGCAAAAGTTACAAAAAATACTTCATCATCAAAAGTCGTCTCAGATGAGAGAACAGGTTTACAGCAATCTATAAGCGATTTATTCAATAAAAAAGCTTATGTTGTAGATAACTTAGACATGACAATGACAATAAATATTGATGACGATGTTCCTACAAGTGACGTTGACCTTATTGTAAATGCGGGTTTACTCCCAAATCCTCAAGGTGTAAGTTTTATTATTAATTATATTCCAGTGGTTTAATATGAGAAGTTTTAGTTATTCAGAAAAATTCATGATGATGTTTACGGGCGGTAAGGGTGGAACTCCACTACCCCAAGAACCCACAGGGTACACCTTCAAGGGCGAGTCATATTCTCCCGATGATTTCACAATTGTCACAGGCGACAAGATAAGCGAGTGGGACGATTTAAGCACCTTTGGTAACGATTTAGACCAACCCACAGCTATAAATCAGCCTACTTATGTTGAATACGATCTAGTAACTCAATACACAGCATCAAATCAGCCTAAATTAGTCGATACGGGTGGAGGCGTGACGGCTTTGGAGTTTGGTGATTCACAATATTTAGATAAACTACCTTTAAGCGATAGCTTTACTTTAGAAATCACAGATATAAGATGGAATAATGCGGGTGGTGGTATTCTGTCAAGTGAGACAACGTCTTGTAGATTAACAAGAAGCACGAACACTTATAATCTAGTAACGGATTTAGGGAATGTTTTTAATTTAGGCTCCTATATTCATGCAGATGGATCATCTTTTAAGTTAGTAAAAGATGGTAATTCTATGGAATTATTCGAGGATGGAATAAAGCAAAATACAGTTGATCTTACTGGCGAGACTTTATCTCTATCGAGATTAAGCCGAGTAATGGGTAATTTTCAAGGGACAATATCATCGGTTAAATTTTGGAACTCAGCCGACTCAAGCGGTGAACCCAACTTCACCCTCGACGCCTCAGACATAACCAAGTTCAGAACATCAGCCAACGAACAGGCTTTAATCGGCGATGACGTTGCTAAGTGGTACGCTAACGAGCATAACAAGTTTGAGAGTAGAGTGAGCTTTGATGGTGTAGATGATTTCATGAGTGGATTACCTACACAAGCAGGTGATTTTACTTATGTTTGGCGCAACGAACACTCCGCATTATCAACTACTGACTATGTATTTAGTTCAAGTGGTAC